ATTCGTAAGCACCTGCAACTGCAACGTCTGCGCGGACATTGCCCGAGAGGATGAAGGTTTCGATCAGGCGGTTTTCAAAGACGGACTTGGTGTAAGTTGTGCCTCCGTTAGCGTTACGGAATCCAACGCCGGGATAAGATTTGCGGACGCCGATTTTATAGGACGTTCCGCGAATCGTGCGGGCTGGAAATGCCATCACATCAGGTGCGACGGTTTGGTTTTCCTCGATCAAACCGACAACTGTGTCAGTGCCGTTGATCTTGGCGATATCTAGTAGATTTGCTTGTGGCATAAATTAGGTTAGTTAGATTTGGTTTTGGCAGCTTCGATAAGTCGAGCGAGGCCGAAAAGTTCAGGTTTTGATTTTGGCGCGACAACTTTTTCGCTCAGGTTGAGCGGCTCGTTGTGGCCGTTAGCGGCAAGGAGTTTGGCAGCAGCTTCGGAAATCTTGGATTCGGTGATTTCGTTGGATGCTTCGAGTTCGGTGATCTTAGCTTCAAGAGTTGGGATCTTGTCGGCCTTGGCTTTCAATTCACGATTCTCAACTGCTAAGTTAGACGCTTCTTGCAAAGCGGCTTCAGCGGTTTCAAGTTTAGATTTGAATTCGGAAATTTCCAAATCGTGCGCGGAAATCTGGTTTTCGAGAGCTTCGATGCGAGACTTTGCCTCAGCATCTGACGGGGATGTTAGTCTATCAAGAATGGACATGTCCGAATCCCTAACGGTTTTTTTTGACATTGCAAGCAATTTGTCTAACGGAGTTTGTTCTTTTCCATCGCTGGCATCGAAAATCGAATCAGCAAAGCCATTTTCAACTGATTCCGTGGCATCCATCCAAGTCTCCGCTTTCATTAGCTCACGCACAAATTCAGGAGATTTTCCCACCTTCGCACTGTAAAGTTTGGCAAGCTCGTTAGAAACCTCGTCAAGCATGTCGGCATTTTTTCGCATGTCATCGGAATTGCCGTAAGCCATGAGGGAAACGTCATGAATCATCATTTTTGCCTTAGCGTCCATCTTGATCTCGTCCGCTGCCATGGCAATAACGCTGCCCATGGACGCTGCTTGGCCCACGATTAGAGCCGTGACCTTTACGCCACGCTCACGCATTGCGAGGATGGTTTTATAAGCCCGGTAGCCTTGTTTTACGCTTCCGCCTGGGGAGTTGATTGTGATCTCGACGGATTCTAGCGATTCTTCAGCGATTGCCGTAAAGTCTCCGATTTTTAGCTCATTTCTAACCGCATCGTCGCCGTAAAGCGTTGCAAGTTTGTCGATTAGAGAGTCCATCGAACTCTCGGTCACGGTGGAATCAAGCTTCACTTTGCCGGATCTGTTTTCAATTTTCAGGTGAGTCATCATCGTCAGGTTCTACGGTTTCAATTGTTTCAACCTCCTCTTTTGGAGGCTGCTCGTTAGGTGTGAGCATCATAAAATAGCGAGGGTCAATCTCGATTTGATACTTGGATTCCATCTCACGGCGCTTCAATTCACGCATTGCGATTTCTTCGCCGCGCTCGTTAAGATGTTCGGCAAGGGATTTTCCTTCTTCTCCGATCAAATCAGTTTGGTTGAGGATGCCCATCTTGAGCTTCTCGATTTTTTCCTTTGAGCTTCTGCCGTCGTCAATCGTTAGCGATGGAGGCTTAGTGAATCCCCATGCATACCAATCGGAGCTTTGCGGGATTCGTCCGCTAGACATTGCCCACGCAAGAGCGCGGGTGATCCTCCACTTGGCAATTTTATCAAGAATCGACTGGCGGTCTTTGACGGCGCGGACTGCCATGCCGATAGCATTACGCTCTGCCGTGCCTCCACCTGAGCCGTTACCCTTCCAGCTCATAGCCATCGGCCAGTTGATCTGCTGGAACGCAAGACGCATCTGCATTTCGGTGAATTCGTGCCATGGATTGCCTGGGCGGAAGTTCTGATGCTGCTCTAACTTTTCGCCAGCGCCAGCCTTGGCATACATGATGCGCCCACCGTCCAACGTCTTAATTGCCAACTCTCCGCATTCGCTAGGCGGAACGTAATCCGGCTCATCAACATCCGGCCCACCGCTCTCGTTGTGGATCGTGTAGTTCAGCGACGACATGGAAAGCAGATTCATCCGCTCCCACTCCTCGGATTGTAAAACGTCTCTCAGATTGTTAAGAGTCGCGTAAAATAACGGCAAACCGCGCTTTTGTTCCGGCCAAGCCTTGTCAAACGTGTGCTTGATAAACGCAGCGTCGATGAATTTTTCATGGACACCCTCGGCATCGACGAACGAATAAGCCACGGGTTTTCCAGTGTCTGCCCAATAAACGATTCCATCCTCGTGATAAAATTGACCGCCTGAATATCTTCCAAGGGAGATTCTGCCGTCTGGCATTCCTCCAGCATCTATCCGGTGGGATGGGATAATTTGGATCTGCGGGTATCCATCGCGGGTGCTTGTGAAATACTCGAAAACCTCACCATCTCTATCCATTGCCACGGAGTCAATGTAGAGGTCGGTTACAAAATCATTGTTTCCACCTGCAATGTTGCAAATTTCATACCATTCGTTTTCAAGCCAGTTTTTGGCAATGCGCCCCCACTCGGTATCCATTCCGCGGTAAACCGGGAGGTAGGAATTGCCCACGGAATACATCCCTTTTTGGTCAATTGCTGAAATCAACGGAGGCGAGTTGAGATAAAGAGTTTTGGATGCCGACACCAGCATTTGCCTGTCAGCTTTCGGCACAACCTTTCCGAGGTCGCGGAAATTGCGCGTTTCTGACGGGCGCTCTCCGCCTCCAAGGTTTGCGGACCTTGCGGCTTTGCGGTTAGCTCCTCGCGCCAAAAATGCTGGGCGGCCAAATTCATCGACGATCTGACTCAAAGGAACCTCCCCACTACGGTTTTAGATCCTGCGGTGTCGTTCTCGATCATCGTCATTAAAATCGACAACACGTTGAGACGTTCTTGCGGAGTCGATGAATGAGAAGCTGTGAATCCCTGCCCATTAACCTGACTATTCGTGATTTGCATCCCACCGTTTCCGCTTGTAATAGAAGCAGTTAGGGCGAGAAAAGCATCCTTTTGCACCTTAATCGCGGCGGGATTTCCCCTAACCGCTTTAAAGATTGCTCGGGCTTGGGCGAATGGCGACATGCCGAATCTCTAACATCCTGCTAGAGAAGTGCAAGCCTTTGTTTTGTTAGCCCGTTAGGAATCCGCAGACTCAAACGTGAATACCTTGAACATGAGCGCGGAGGCTAGCGCGTAAAGTTCGCAATCTCGCCCGTGGTTAGCTCCGAATCGGTCCCATTTTTTCACTTCTCGGCCTCGTGCGTCTGCGGTTGTGACTAACCGTTCGCCGTTGAGGTGCTTCTGGTAGGTCGGCGGTGCGTCGTCATACGCCAGCCATTCAGCGCCCTCGCCGTTAATTAGACGTTGAAGGATGTGCTGCAAAGGCTCTGTTGCGACGTGGTAGCATTCAGCCCTTGCGCCTGATTTTGCCTTGGCAAACCAGCGTTTTGAGTAAAGCCGAATCTCCTTCATTCCCTTTTTTGGACCAAGTTTAATCTCCCATTCCCATCCGCTCTTTCGATTTCCATCGCCTTTCACTCCTCGCCATCCATACCGAGCAATAATTTCCGCCATGCGCTCCTGCTCAAATCCAATGTCAAGGAACGTGCATCGCGGCTCTACACCGTATTTTTTCCGCAGTTCTTCAGCCTGTTGCTCGGTGGCGATGTATCCAAACCAGAGGAGTTTTGACGATCCTCCGTTAGCCCATGCGCGGATTGCGCCCCAGAAATGATCTCCGCCAGCGTCCATTGTGAAGCTGCGGAACCTTTCGTCGTCAATCCGGCGTTGCTCCTCGTAATCCCCTAACGTGTATCCGCTAGGTTTGAGTGAGATTTTGACGATCTCGGAGGAGTTGCACCACCCTTGAGCGCGGCGCTTTTGCGTCCATGCCTTTAGGAACGTGTGATCGCCAATCGCCATTTGCCTGTCAGCCACGATCTTATGCAGCACATCTTCAGCCCACGGAATCCACCAAATTGCCGTCGCGTCCGTGTGGAATCCTTCATATCCCCGTTGGCCGTTAGGATTGGTTAGGAGATACCCGTCGTCATTGTCGAGGCTGTCATGCAGCATCCTGCGGTTTTGCACCGTGTCGGCAAACTCTGATTTGCACGATGGGCATTCCATTTTTACGGAGTCCGCGGTTAGCTGGTCGTTAGGCGTCCCGTCTGTATTTTTTACCTCGTCCCATTTTAGGTGGGCAAATGAAAACGCTTGCTTGGATTCGCAGTGCGGACATTTCCAGCCAAAATCCCATTTGCGGCATTTATCAAATTCGATGTGGAGTTCTGATGAGTTTCCGGCGTCCTCGTCTGCGTTTGCCGTCTCTCCGCCTTGGGAAACGAGAACAAATTTCCGGTTTC